TGCAGTACATGATTCAACCCAATCCCCATCATTCATATAAATGATGCCGTCTATTTCTTTTATTTCAGCATGATGAATGTGTCCGCATATAACACCATCATATCCACGTTTTTTACAGTATCCAGCTAGATTCTTTTCAAACTGAAACATGAAGTCTACTGCTTTTTTGACTTTGTGCTTAAGGAACTTGCTAAGGCTAAAGTACCCAAAACCCATACGATGACGTATCCAATTGAATTTGCTATTGAGTGAAAGAACGAAGTCATATGCTTTATCTCCTAAAAATGCTATCCACGGTGCCAATCTTGTTATACCATCAAACAAGTCTCCGTGCGTTACTAAATAGTGCTTACCGTCAGCACCGATGTGTTCTATTTGATTATGAATTTCTACTAGACCAAAACTAAATCCATATGGTATCATTGGTCTTAAAAATTCATCATGATTGCCTGCAATGTAGACAACGCGTGTTCCACGTTTTGCATGACCTAAAACACGGCGAACAACATTGGTATGACTTTGTTTCCATCGCCATTTGTTTTGTTGTATTCGCCATGCGTCAATAATATCACCGATCAAATAAAGAGTATCGCAAGTATTATGTTTTAAAAAGTTATTTAATTTGCCAGCTTGACTATCTTTTGTGCCAAGATGAACATCACTAATAAAAATGCTGCGATATATTTTTTGTTGAGTTATAGAATTATTGGTATCCATAACCATATGCCTTGACTCATTAGTAATGCGGCCAAGGCACCTACCACAATACTTGCAGTATATAACGCGGGTGCAACAGCTAAGATACTAGCTGACAATAATACAATAGCAATTTGAAATCCAGATCCGGCAAATGTCATCCATGGGCCAGACTTGCGAACCTCGTCACGTTCAGCTTCAAGAGCACGTGCCTTTGCCATAAGTTCTTTCTTACCCTCACCTGTTGCAGGTTCAGATTCATATCTATTAATTTTAGCAGTTAGCTTATCTGCTTTTTCAAATTGTTTTCTTTCAATGGCATCATCTCTAGCCATTTCAGCAAGAGTCTGTTTAATAGACTTTGCCTGATAGAATGACCAAGTGTCATTTGCTTTAATTGTATTGTTTAATACCTTAGAGCTATTGCCCGAAGCAATGTAAGTATTAATAGCTAAAAGAGCAGCAAGTACAGTAATTAACCAACCGGCTTTATCTTTAATTAATGCTTCACGCTCGGAACGTGATAGAGGTTTCTTTTCTTCTGCCATAATAATCTCCTTTTGATTTATTTATTTGCCAATGGATTGTCGATAGCCTTTTGAATTTTGTTATCAACTTCTCTCTTTAGTGTTTCTACTTCACGGTTGATTTCTCTACGTGCCGCAGTAAATTCACTGTTAATTTCTTTACGGGTTGATTCCATATCTTTACGAATTGCAGCCGCTTCGGTTCTGGCTCTTTCTAAATCTTCTCGCACAGCCTTACGCATATCACGCATTTCTTGCTCCGTCTCTCTTTGTGCTGTCTTAACACTACGCTCTACCTGTTCTGTAACTGATTCATTACGACGAATATCGTTCTTTAGATCAGTCTTAATATCGCGAGTATAGTCTGCGCCCTTTTGGCTATTCTCTTCGATTACTGCCAGACGTTTATCAAATTCCGATAAATCAGGCGCAGCATAACTTGCAATCTTCTTTTTCATATTAATGTAATCTTGGTAGAATTCAAATGTACCATATAATCCGCCCAACGCAGATGATACAATACCTGCGGCAATCATTAACTTTGCAGGGGTGAATTCATATCCACCGATACTAATAACAGTATCTTTGCTTGCGTATTTTTTAGTTGCCGCTTCCAACTCGTCGACTTTTGCGTTTAAGTTCTTACCTTCTTCTGCCATTTTTGTCTCCTGCTTTTGTTTGGCTAGATACCATTCGTACCCATTCTTTTTTGGCTTCAAGATCATCTATAGCATTTTGTACTTTTTTACTGTTTTTGGTTATAATACTTGATGCTGATAATCCTAGCCCAATTCCTATAATGATGTAAGCCATATACCACATACTATTCTCCTCGTCTATATTGTTGATCAACCATTCGTTGATGTAAACTATCAGAACTCATTTGTCTTAATGCTCTAACATTATCTACGGTCTTTTGATTTCTATAAATTTCTTTAGGTGCATAGAATGCAACATCTGGTAACATAAAGAAATATTGTGAGTAATTTGCAGGTTGTTTTGCAATTGATTCTATTGTTATATTACCCGCCAACTCATTGTTATCTACATTCTTTTTAACACCATCATTTTGTTGAGAGGTATCATTCATTTGTGGTATGAATGGTTTTGATTCCATTGCAGAATCAACCGCATTTTTAACCCCGAATTTTATTCCCTCAAGCATAGGTATTTCAACCTGAGGCTGAGATGAAGCTCTTGTAGGTGCGACTAAACTATATGATATTTCAGGTGCAACCATTGCTACGGTAGTTTCTTGCCTTGTTGTATTCTGATAGCTTGTTTGCTGATTAGGCATACCTGTATAATTTAAAACACTTGATTGCGAACTAATACTACTATTAACTGATTGTTGTATTCTTGCAACATTAGATGCATTACTTGATTGTTGATTGCCTTGTAACGACACCATTGAACCTTGTGTTTGTGTAAATGATGATTGTGTTCCTGCTGTTTGCGCAGTAGCAGTTGATCCGCCAGAAGTACTCATACTTTGAGATTGCATATCGCCTGCAATTTTTTCAGCTTGTTGCTTTGCTGTTTCTCCTGCAGAAAATGCTTGTGCATCGGCGGATTGCACTACAGATTTTTCTAATGCAGATGTTTTATCCTGATTAGAACTAATCATACTAAGAACTGACGATAAAGAAACGGTAGAACTTTTTCCCCCGCCTCCGGAATCAGCTACTTCTCCTGCTTTAGGTTGCTGATTATTTGCAGCAGGTTGTGCTGCAGCTTGTTGCGGTGCAGGCCCTGCTGTAGGCGCACCCGGTTGTGCTGGACCAGGTTGAGCTTGTTGAGGTGCCTCCTGAACTTGAGGAGCACTAGGTGGTGCAATTGCAACCGCAACTGTTGCGGGCGGTGCCGCTGCTGCAATTTCTGGTGATGCTGCTACAGGAGTAGGAGCTAATTTTGCCAATGCTGCAAGATACCCTGGGCAAGAAGGACTGGATAACGCATTTGTAGTACACGGGTCAATACTATATTTTAAACTAAAATTTACGGCAGTTACTTCTGGGCCATATGGACCTACCCAAAAATTATTGTCTCTACCTATAAATCCATACACAGCATTGCCTACGTTTGGTGCAGCATACGCATTTTTAAATGTTTCCGAATAACTAAACTGAGTCCAATTATATCTTCGATTTAAATCATAATTATATGATTCTAATACTTTTGAATTTGTATTGTTATAGATGTTAACATATGCAGTTAGATAATCCTGCATACCATTATCCCATCCATTGCCGTTCTTTGCTTGGAAACTAAAATTGAAACCATTAACTTGTAACCCGGTTCCTGCGCTGGCCAATGCATTATTAATATTAACAATTTGATTTAGGTTTGTTAACCCATATGAAAAGTTAATTATGTTTGATCCTGCACCCCATGCTGCGACTCTAGGTAGAGGACCACAGTAGCCTTGCCCGCCTGGTTCCCAACAAGTTAATCCCACACCAATAGTACCTGCATTTTGCCAAGTAGATGTAATCGAGGTAGCCTGATTGGTAAAGTTAACCAGGTTACCTGTTGTATCTACTGTCTGCGCTTTACTTGAAAGCGGCGTGAACAAGAATGCCAAGCAAAGAGCCGAAGCCAATGTTTTTAGCAGTTTCATATTTGTCTTCTTTAGGTGGTTGTGGGATTTTGTCTTTATTATCTTCCCATGCAAGTTTAGCTTGTTCGCCAATCTTACCCTCAATAGGACAAGGTGTTCCGGCATTTAACATTGCGTTAAACACTCGCTCATCCTGACACATGACTGCAACTGCAGCAACTTTCATTCCCATATCATAAAGGGTCTTAGAAAGTTTTAATCTTTCACAATTTAAATCTCTTATTGTTCCGCCAGATGAAACACCGAATACTTGTGTTTGAACTGAACCAGATGATCCTGTAGTACATAGATCATTGTTTCCGCCACTCATCATTGTAGGTGCAACTGCTGTTGGTGGAGGCTGAATTACTCTTTGTGTAATAACAGTTTCGTTTTTATTGATATTAGTTACTTCGCCAGAATTTATGTTCTGATTAACATTGGAATTGGCGTTTTGATTATAATTTGCGTTTACTGATTGAGATGAAGATGTACTAATATTACGATTAGTCATGTCACCAGTATTCACATTATTATTTGTGTTTGTTGCTGTACTAACATTATTATTTGTTGCTGTACTAACATTGTTGTTATTGTATGTCATTGTACCAGTATTTTCATTTTTATTAACATTGGTATTGTTTGACGTACTTGTACTAACATTATTATTGTTGAATGTCTGAGTACCACTATTTACATTATAATTTGTATTAGTGTTAGTATTGTTACTTGTGGATGATGATGTATTCTGATTGATGTTTGTCATAGTACCAGAATTAACATTATTGTTATTATACGTCATTGTACCAGAATTGACGTTGTTGTTATTAAGCGTCTGTGTTCCGCTATTAACATTGTTGTTAGTATTAACGTTTGTACTTGTGCTGGTACTTGCACTATTATTGTTATTAGTATTGGTGGATGTACTATTTACAGTAGATGTGCTGGTTGCATTACTGTTGCTTGTTGCTGTACTATTACTATTAACTGTACTTACACTATTAGAAGTGCTGTTGGTGTCTACTAATGTTTTGCCTCCGTCGTAACTACCTTGATTGATAAGACTAGTAGTCCCGGTTGTCGTTCCTCCAGTTGTGCTAGAAGTTCCACTTGTCGTTTGCGCTAAAGTGCTACCAAACATCATAACAAAAAGTGCCATTGCGGCGACCTTTTTGTTGAACATTTTTTCTCCTTTTTGTTGTTTTAAATATTTATTGTGTAGGTAATGCTGCGGTTGGGGGCGTGAAGGTTGTTGTATAACGTGCATAACCTTTTGTTATTCTGAAGTCATCTATGTAACCGTTCCAAGCTTCATCGCCAGTAGTTAATGCTGCTAATCCCACAATATATCCGTACCAAATTGTATTATTATTCAATGCACCCGATATTGTTTGAGTTGTGCCCGACTTGACGCCATTTAGGAAACCCATAAAGGTATTACCACTACGAACTAATGCAATATGATACCACACCCCCGACGTAATTGTCCCCACATTAATTGTGTAGTCAGTTGCGCTGGAGTATGGTCTAACTATCATGCTTGTGCCACTTTGATAAATATTCCATTGAATATCAGCTCCGGTTGCAATACCGGACGAGGCACCTCGCATAGCAACACTGTGCGAGCCGATTGTTGTATTTGTGTATATCCAACCTTCTACAGTAAAATCACCAGTAGCTAAATTCATTAACTCACTAGGCGGGGAAACTAACTTATCACCAGTACCATCAAAGAATATACTTGAACCGCCGAACTTGCTTTGTGTGGTACTTATTTTTGCATCACCCACTGTTTCTAAATTGTTCATCATGGCATTATCAATAATACCAGCGTTGGTGTAATTTGTTAATAAACTTGTATTTGCTATTACTGTTGGTGGTGTGGTTGGGGGAATAAAACCAGTTGAATAAACAATAGATTTTGTAACTCGCAATCCAGATATATAGCCATTGAAATCTGAATCAGCTGTACCAATATTTGTAACTGTTGATAAACCTGTAGGTGGGTTTGATGCTGAAGTCACAGTTCCAACACTAACTCCATTTATATAAAGTGTTCTTCCTAATCCATTTTTTACAAATGCTATATGGGACCAAGCATTTAATAAAACTGGCCCAGCATTAATATTGTCGGGGGGAGTTGCAGTATTACTTAGTGAAAAATATGCTTCAATATTTCCATTATTTCTCATATTTACCGAAAAATTATTATAACCACTAGAATTCAATCTTGCAATTATGGCATCTCCTGTTCCTACTGAAGGATAACTTAATGGGTATACCCATGCTTCAATTGTGAAATTTCCAGAACCAGGTTCAAGTTCGGCAGTACTAGGAACTGTTAAATAATCACCAGAATTATCAAAGTATGCAGACCCACCGTTTGTGGCAGCCGAGTAGGCAGCACTTGGGCTGAATGGGCTGAATCGTTGTACAGAAACATCACCATTTCTTGTGATAGTAAATGCGTTTGTTGAGTTATCTATAAATCTATTAGATTGGCAAGTTAATAAACTTGTGTTAGTAATTGGTGTTAATGGGGTAGTACTTGGTGTGAATGCAGAAGTGTAGACCGCAGTACCTTTGACTATCCTAAAATTTGATAAATAACCAGTTAAATAATTTCCCACCGCGGCTCTACCACCAATACCATTAAATGTTCCGGTGGTAGTAGTGTAATTTGTTGTATCAGTTCCGGTTCCTACTGAAGTACCATCTACATACAAAGTAATGTTACTACTACCATTACGAACTATTGCACAATGATGCCAAGCATTGTCAGTAATAACATTGCTTGAAACAATAGTTGAGCTACCGTTATATCTTAAAACACCAGCAGTTGATAAATAGCCACCAGTTGTAATGTGCATTGTACCAATTGCATTACGACCTTCTAAAATAAATTTATCATTATTTAAAGGGGCATTGATCCAAAATTCAATTGTAAATGAACCCGTTCCAAAGGCAAATACAGCGTTATTTGGAAAACTTAACACATCATCAGTACCATCAAAGTAGTTACTCCAGTTACCACCATAAGGACTAAACGTACCCTGAGTGGTATTACCATTACGCGTGATGGTAAAATTATTTGTTGAACTATCTACAAATGTAGCATTCGTTGCATTGTTAGTTCCATCGCCCGATAACAATACTGTGGTATAATTAAAGTATGTGTCTGCAATAATAGCTGAAGCGGGCGGTAAAGTAATCGTCATTCCCCCACCTGTAAGAGACATACCCGATATAATTAAATCTGCCATTTGTTAACCTTTTAAATTATTTACTGTATTCTTAATGCTGCAATAGGTATGCCCGTTAAAATACCAATGCTAATCATATATTTATACCTTGGCAAATATGAAGATTTTTGTTATATTTTAGCCTAAAGTATTGACTTTCTAAGCAATTTATATTATAATGAATAATTATTTATTGTGTCTAAAAGGTTTTTAATGAAGTTCTACACTAACGTGAATCAGTATGGTAATCGTATTCTAGTAAGAGGAATGAATAACGGTAAGGCTGTACAAGATAAAATAGAATTCAAACCAAGTCTGTATACTAAATCTCAGAAACAAACTCAACATAAATCGTTATACGGAGATTTTCTTGAAGAAATTGAATTTGCGGATATTAACGACGCCAAAGATTACGTCAGCCGATATAAGGAAGTAGAAAACTTTCCAATCTTCGGTAACACAAATTACGCTTATCAGTATATCACAAAGACGTTTCCCGGCGAAGTAGAGTTTGATATCTCACAAATTAAAATTTGGTCAATTGATATTGAGACATCTGCAGAATTTGGATTCCCTGATGTGCGTGATCCAAAAGAAGAGATGTTGTTAATTACAATTCAAGATGCAAACACTAAAGGGATTATTACATTTGGCACAAAGCATTTTAATGTAACTAAAGAAAATCATAAGTATATTCAATGTAGAGATGAATATGATCTGTTACAGAAGTTTGTTTTATATACTCAAGACAATTGCCCCCATATATTAACAGGGTGGAATCTAGAGTTTTTTGATATTCCATATTTGTGTTCTCGTATTGCGCGTATTCTTGGAGATGAGTATGTGCGTAAGCTATCACCGTGGGGAGTAGTAAAGGCAAAAGAGTTTACCCGTATGAATCGTACAGAACTTACATACGATATTCTAGGTGTTGCTATTTTAGATTATCTTGATCTGTATAAGAAGTTTACATACAGTGCTCAGGAATCATATAAGTTGGATCACATTGCCAAAGTAGAATTAGGTAAAGAAAAGTTATCGTATGCAGAGTATACTTCATTCAGAGACTTCTATAAAAATGATTGGCAAAAGTTTGTCGAGTACAACGTAGTTGACGTAGAACTTGTTGACCAGCTTGAAGATAAGATGAAGTTGATTGAACTGATTTTAACAATGGCGTATGATGCTAAGTGTAATTATGTAGACGTGTTCTCAGCTGTACGTACGTGGGATTGTATCTTATGGAATCACTTGTGGAATAAGAATATTGTTGTTCATCAGCGAGAAGGATTGCCTAGTAGACCTATTGTAGGTGCGTTCGTTCAAGAACCAAAACCTGGACAATATGATTGGGTAGTATCGTTTGATGCGACAAGTCTGTATCCAAGTATTATTATGCAGTATAATTTGTCTCCAGAAACACAGGTCAGAAAAGAAACAAAGAGTACTACAGTTGAACAATTGCTACAGACCAAATACAATTTAGATGATCTAAAAGAAAAGAACTTGTGTATGTCGGCAAATGGTTTTTGTTATACCAGAGAAAAGCAAGGTCTGTTTCCTGAGATTGTTCAGAAACTATTTGACGATCGACAAAAATATAAGAAGTTGATGTTGACCGCTCAATCCAAGTATGAAGAAACAAAAGATAAGAAGTGGCAAAAAGAGATTGCAAAGTATAACAATTTTCAGATGGCTCGTAAGATTCAATTGAATTCGTTGTTCGGCGCATGGGGTAACGAGTTTTTCCGATTCTATGATTCTAATATTGCTGAAGGCATTACAATGTCAGGTCAGTATATTATTCAGACAGTTGGTGCAGCATTGGATGAATACTTAAATAAAGTATGCGGGACAACAGATCAAATATACTCATTCTATTCAGATACAGATGCTTGTTATATTACACTTGATCCATTGGTTCAAAAGTTCTACAAAGACCAACCAAAAGAAAAGATTGTGGAGATTCTCGATAAGATTTGTAACGAGAAGATTGAAAAGGCAATTAATAAAGCATGCGATGGTCTTGCAGATTATACTAATGCCTTTGAAACAAAGATTTATTTTAAGCGTGAGGTTATTGCAGATCGAGGCATTTGGGTTGCGAAGAAACGATATGCTTTGAATGTGTATAATAATGAGGGTGTTCAATATAAAGAGCCGAAGTTAAAGGTCATGGGACTAGAGATTGTTAGATCATCTACCCCTGAACCTGTACGAGATGCGTTGAAGGCGGCAGTTAAATTGGCATTGATAGGTACAGAATCTCAGCTGCAAGATTACATTAGAGAGTTCGAATCTAAGTATCGTAAGATGACCCCTGAATTGATTGCGTTTCCCAGAGGCGTAAACGGCGTTAATAAATATACAGACAAAAGTAGCATTTATAAACAAGGCACTCCTATGCACGTCAGGGGAGCATTGTTATATAATTTCTATTTAAAAGAAAATCAGATAGATAAAAAGTATGAACTTATAAATGAAGGTGATAAGATCAAATTCATTTACTTAAAAGAACCAAACTTGATTAAGGAAAATTGTATTGCCTTTATCAATGTTATTCCCGAAGAGTTCAATTTGAAGCAGTATGTAGATTATGATATAATGTTT